TCACGCATCCAGAAATCGCGGGCAAACTCTTCATGGACGCGGAGGACACAATCGGCATCACGCTGGCTGCGGAAACAAGAGACGGCATCGAGACCAATGACGCCTTCCTGAGCCACATGCGAGACAAAATTAAGGCCAACAACATCGGCTTTGTGATAATCGACCCATTTATCTCGACGCACGAAGTCAACGAAAACTCAAACATGAGTGTGCAGAAGGTGGTCGCAATGCTGCGCCAGCTGGCCAGAGAGGCTGGCTGTGCCGTGCATGTGGTTCACCATGTGCGCAAAGGCAACGGAGAGGACGCTGATATTGACAGCGTGCGCGGCGCTGGCTCACTGATCGGCGCAGCAAGAGCCGCCAGAGTTGTCAATAAAGTTAAGTTTGAGGACGCTGTGGCGCTCGGTGTGCCGGAAGCCAGCGCGACGGGTGTTTTCCGGGTAGACGACGGCAAAGCTAATCTCAGCGCACCTCTGCCAGCTGACAAAGCAATCTACCGCCGCATGGTCAGCACAAAGCTAGACAACGGCGAATACGTTGGCGTGGCCGTTGAGTTCAAGCTGCCCGATCAGTGGGCTGGCATGACAACCCGTGTGGTCAACAACATGCTTGATCTGATCGACAAAGGCCCAGAGGACGGTGAGAAGTATTCTATCAGGCCGCAGGACAAGCAACGCTGGGTTGGATCAGTCATCACAAACTACAGGTTCTCAGACATAGACCACACAAAGACAGCAGGGCAGGCAAAGGCAATCCTGCGCCAGTGGAATGACGAAGGTCTGCTGGAGGAAATTGTCTATCACAGCCCAAGCCAGCGCAGGGAGCGCAAGGGCGTCGTATCGACGGGCAGAGTAGGGGAGATGAACTGATGGAAGTGAAAAGCACACGACGTGAGTGGACGGGAGATTGGAGCGATTGCTTCTACCGAGATGACGATTACGAGCAATATGACAACGTGCAGATGTTCGCAAACATAGCCGACCATTTGTATGACCTATGTGGAGGCGAAACGCCGCTGTATTGGCCAAACTACGAGAAAGCGCCGTGGCACCTGCAATGCGCAATCACAATCAATGGCAGACCAACGGAGATGAACTTCTGGCCACACAAGGCAAAGGCACAGATCAGCTATCAAAAGGTGACTGAGGGGTGGATGGAAATCCATATGCTGATAAACTCAGTGTTCTTCGCCAACGACGATCAAGACGAGGATGATTTCGATGTTATCGAGTAGTGCGTCAGTGGAAAATTTCAGTGACGCATGTGTGACGCGCAGTGACGCATTGCTGAAATTCGGTCAATTTGTGGGTGATTCGGAAATCGAGCAAACCCCTTATTTATATAGTGCGTCAGTGGATTTGCTGAATTTTCCTACGGAAAATTTACCTCCAGTGACGCACTTTGTCAAGGCGCAGGTCTTAAAAAGAGTTCGCAAAAGCGAACACTCTCTTTTTTTGAGACGACCAGCAGCTCCACTGTCCCGCCTTCCTTCGCTGGCGCGAAGTCGGGCCAGAGGCGCAGCTTTGCGTCCTAACTCCTGCTGGCAGGGTTATCAGGGTTTACGGGAGCTGGTCCACAATGGTTAAAAAAGCAAAAGCAAAGTCGGATAAGGCTAAAGCGGCAATGGCCAATCGTGGCACGTTTGAGAGCAAGCATACGAACTATGGCAAGCCGATCCACTACAAGGTAGCAGCAGCGGTCGAGCCGTTCAGCTTTGCGTCAGCAGCGGCGGCTAAGGTGTGGGGAGATACGCTGGTTGATTGCGTGCCGCCAGCATATGCGCTGCGCTACCGTGAGCTGAGGGGTAATCTGGAAGCCGCAATGGTCGCAGAAGATTACACGCTGTGTGTAGAGCTGGCCACAAGCCTGATTAAAGCGCTCAAGATGATGAACGTGAAGGCAAGGCAGGATGGACATGAGCCGCCAAAGGTTGACGGGCATATAGCCGAGTTTAAGGGGAAGACATACTGCTTCCTCGCCAGCGGTGATCTGGCAGCTGTCAGGCGCAAGTATCCAACGTGGGCCGTGTATCATATCAGCGAAGTTTGCGCCGTCATGAGCGTGCGCACAGATGAGATGATGGCAGCTGTGACGAAAGAGTTTGCCGGGGCGAAGGTTGTGGAAGTCCGGGCGTTTGATGATGAGATTAACTTTGAACCAACAGGAGAGTGAGATGACGAAGAATGTACGCACAACGGTGCTAGAGGAAGCCATCGGGCTGATTAACGGGCCAAGGCAAGCTCACTATGGGACGCCGCAGGAGAACTTCGGTGCAACGTCGCATATGTGGTCAGCATATTTGGGCGTCAAGGTATCGCCGGGCGACGTGTGCAGGCTCATGTGCTTGCTGAAGCTGGCGAGGCTGCGCAATGGGCCGCATCACGATAGCAGCTGCGATGGCGCTGCATACTTGGCGCTCGGCTGTGAGCTGGATGAGGGTATGCTTGACGTGCCGACTGAGCAGCCTTAACGTAAGCATCAGGCAGCGCATCCTCCCGCGCTGTCCAACTTGCCCTCGACGGTTTTTGCATCCAGTTTGTCCGTCGGGGGCATTTTTGTGAAAGGTGGGAGAATGTCCTATCGAATTAAGTTGACCTTAGACGTGGCGTGCGAAGACAATCAGGAAGCTGAGGATGAGATTGATTGGCTGGCTGGTTACGTTAGCGATAGGTTGGAAGAGGGCGCAGACATGCAGCGGATCGTGCAGGCAATGGTCGAGGCTCTGGTTGAGCTATCTGACATTAATGAGCTGATGGGCGCAGAAGGCAACACAATACACTGAGTTGAGCTGTGCGTGAGCGTGAGGGGTGCTGAAGTTCCCTGCGACACTGGTTGGCATCGACGCGTTGGCGTGCGCTCGCTTAATTGAACGCTTGTTCAATTACAAGCTAGAATGTGGCAACAATGTGGCCAAATGAGGTGCAATGATACCTCACAAAAGTCAACGCACTGTAATCATTGCATATTAAATTTAACATAAGCGTGATTATGACTTTTAGCTGGCGAAATGAGGTCAAAACACCCCCACCCGGTCAAGATTTCGACGGGGGTGTGCGTGTGTAGTTTCCCGCACACACGCTTGCAAAAAAAATAAACTTGCTACGAAAGATTTGGGGGGGTAAGGTGTGGGGGTAGACGGCGACGTTGCAGCGCCCCGTCTACTTGATCGGCCACATTAAGGAGTACAGCCAATGACAATTTCAGTAGATGAGCTTCACGAAATACTCAAGTACGACCCCGACACAGGCTCTCTTACTTGGCGTGAGCGCACAGATAGTTTTCCAGCCCCTATAACCTCTATAAGAATTTTCAATTCAAAATTTGCAAACAAGCCAGTTTACGAGGAGGTCCACAAAGGCTACCGCAGGATTAGGCTTTTTGGCAAGAGTTACAAGTCCCACCGAGTTGCTTGGGCTATGCACCACGGCGCTTGGCCTGAAGACCAAATAGATCATATAAATGGCATTAGGTCTGATAATAGAATTGAGAATTTACGCGCTGTCACTCAATTTGAAAATTCTAGGAATATGAAGATTCCTTCAAAAAATATGTCTGGCGTTATAGGAGTTGCTTGGGACAAGCTAAACTGGAAGTGGCGGGTTAGCATCGGGACGGGCAAAGAGCATATTCATCTTGGCTACTTTAAGTCTTTTGAGGAAGCGGTGTCTGTGCGCAGGTCTGCTGAGGTTAAGTATGGTTATCACCCAAACCACGGCAAGCGCTAGGCCCCCCGGCCCCCTCTTGCCAACCGACGCTCACTCAGAGTAAAATTTAAAAAAACGGGAGTTATCACGATGGCTGGGAAGGCTTTACGCAAAAAGATATTAACGGAGGTCGCCAAGAATGGCGGCGCTGAGTATATATTTGATCGGCTGTCGTCTGGCACTACGCTGACGGCGATGGCCAAGGAGTTTGAGTGCAGTCGGGAATATTTGCGCAACAGTTTGCATACTGTGCCTGAGTACAAGACGGCGATGGATAACGCCAAGTTGACGGCGGCTGACGCGTTGGTTGAGGAAGGCTTGGAGATGGTTGACGCGCTAGACGGCGGCAGCTCAACGCAGGAGATTGCTGCAACGCGTGAGAAGGTGCAGTGGCGCAAGTTTATGGCTGGCTCGTACAATCAGGAGCGTTACGGCAATCGGCCTCAGACCAATGTTACGATTAGCGTGAGCGACATGCACTTGGACGCGCTACGCAAGGTTAATGCTGACTTAGCTCAGATTGATGCTGAGGACCGCCAGCGTGAGGCGATGGCTATTGACGCGGATTACGAGGATGTCACAGATGAGTGAAGCCAACCCGCTAGAAGAGTTTGTGCTGCGTTATCGTGATGACCCAGCCTTGTTTGTGCAGGAGGTGTTGGGTGCGACGCCGCATGATTATCAGGCTGAGTTTTTGCGCGCTGTTGCTGACGGTGAGCGCAAGGTTAGCATCCGCAGTGGCCACGGCACGGGTAAGTCAACGTCGGCTAGTTGGATCATGCTTTGGTTTGTTTTGTTGCGCTTTCCGAATAAGGTTGTTGTGACTGCGCCGACTAGTGGTCAGTTGTTTGATGCTTTGTTTGCTGAGTTGAAGCGCTGGATTAACGAGCTGCCCCCGCAGCTTAAAATTTTACTGACTGTTAAGTCTGATCGAGTTGAGTTGAACGCTGCGCCGAGTGAGGCGTTTATTTCGGCTCGCACTAGCCGGGCTGAAACGCCGGAGGCGTTGGCTGGGGTTCACTCGGAGAATGTGCTGCTGGTTGTGGACGAGGCGTCTGGTGTGCCTGAGAAGGTGTTTGAGGCTGCTGCCGGTTCGATGTCCGGCCACGCTGCGACGACGATCTTGCTGTCTAACCCTACGCGCTCCAGCGGTACGTTTTACGAAAGTCAGACGCGGATGGCTGACAGTTGGTGGACACGGCGTTGGTCGTGCATTGACAGCCCGCTGGTCAGCGATGAGTTTGTTGACGAGATGCGTGCTAGGTATGGGGAGGAGAGCAACGCCTTCAGGATTCGCGTGCTTGGTGAGTTCCCGATGGCGGATGATGACACGATCATTCCGTTTCATTTAGCTGAGAGTGCTATTCATCGTGACATTGAGGTGACGCCGGATGAGAAGCCTATCTGGGGTTTGGACGTTGCGCGCTTTGGCACGGATAAGACTGCGCTGTGCAAGCGATATGGCAATGTTGTGACTGAGATTACCAGCTGGCAGGGGTTGGACCTGATGCAGACTGTTGGCCGGGTGATGGCTGAGTTTGAGGGCTTGCCGCCGTCTATGCGGCCGAAAGAGATATTGGTTGACAGCATTGGCGTTGGCGGCGGGGTTGTTGATAGATTGCGCGAGCTTGGTGCGCCTGTCAGAGGGATTAATGTTGGCGAGGCACCGGCCATGGGCAAGACGCATATGAACTTGCGCAGTGAGCTTTGGTTTAAGACGAAGGGTTGGCTTGAGGACAGGTCATGCAAGCTGCCGAAGGATGACCAGCTGTTGGCTGAATTGACGGCGATACGGTATAGCTTCACGTCATCGGGCAAGATGAAGGCTGAGAGTAAGGATGAGATGCGCAAGCGTGGTTTGAAGTCACCTGACCTTGCAGATGCGTTGTGCCTGACAATGGCTAGCGATGCTGCAACTGCACTGTCAGGCTCCATGTCTAGCTGGACGCAAAGTCTCAAACGCAACTTAAAAGGTATCGCATGAAGCAAGTTCCATTCCACAAGCTGTCACCCAAGATGAAAAATATCCGTATGAATCAATGGATTAAGACTTACATCGGCAAAGGTTTGAGTTTAGAGGAGGCACAGTTTGCGGCTCGCTGGCGCGCTGGCCATTGGAAGCTGTCTGCGCGCATGGAAAAGATTATGGATGATTTAGGTGAACTGTGATATTGCGGGGAATACACCCCGCGTGGCCTTTGTCAAATAAATGTGCTACTGTGTGTAAAAATGAGGATTGATGATATGACGCCATGTAAAGGTTGCCCCACCCCCGCCGCTTGCAAACGCGCTGGCACTTGTCTCGCGAAAAAATACGGGAAATAAGTTTTGGTTGGTTTGCTTTCCGCCAAAGATTACGCTGGCTACGCTGACGAGGGGCGCAGGCTTGCTGTTGACGTGCCGAATGTCACGCCGATGGACGCGGCTCGCTTTATAGCTGAGGCCACACCGATCATTGGCGACGCGATGGCGGCCAAAGAGATTTACGACGAGGCTACATCTGAAAACCCGAATTGGGCTTTAGTTGGCGCGCTGGGCGGTGCTGCCGTGTTGGGCTTGTTCCCCGGCATTGGTGATGCAGCTGCGAAGGCTGTTAAGTCTGGTGCGCGTGGTTTGCTTGATACGGCCAAGCGCGTTGAGGTTGACCCCAATGCGATGGGTTCGCTGCTCGGTAATGTGCGGTTGAAGCCGAAGGCATTAACAAAAGAAGACGCGCCACTTATAGCTCATCACAACATTGACACAAAGGGCGTGATGGCGGCGGCAGAGATTGGCGGCATACCCATGCCATCTTTGGCCATATCAAACGCAAACTTTCCTCTTGAAGAGTATGGGGACATTAGCCTCTTGCTTGCCCCAAACAAGATTGCCCCTAGTCGTGACTTACCTGTTTGGCCAAACGATGCTTACACTGGCAGGCAGAATAAGGGCTTTATTGATTTTGTAGACGAGGACGCAACTAGAGCCGCTTTTAGGAGTGACCCTGACTTTGGGCATATGGGTAGCAACTGGATGGACAGCACAAGCGGTTTTGACGATCAAGACTATATGATGCGCGTTGCTCAATTTGGCAAGGCAAACAAAATTGCTGACCCTAAAGACTTTGACCAATTTCGTGATTACGTCAACGAAGTTCAAAGGAAGTCCGGTGAGGCTCTGTATGACACCGAAAAGGCACTAGCACCTTACGGCGGCTTGGCAGACTATGGCGAAGTTCAACGCATGATTCATCCAGAAGAGCCTTACACGCCTTCTGGCCAAAGGGTAAAGCCAAAGCCTTATACCATTGAAGAGGCTTACAGGCGGATGAATAAAGCCAAAGCATTTGAGGCTGGTTCGGAAAATACATCTAGCGGTGGCGCTCTTCGGGCTATTTCATCTGATAAGTTTAAAGACCTTGATGAGATTAAGGCCAGCAGGGACTTGTTGCGCCCACTTGATAATGACATGGCCGATATTAAGGAATCTTTTAATAGTGACGTTTATTATGCTATTGAGGATTTGGCCCAAAAGCACTTTGGCGGCCGGCATACTTTAACGCAGGACTTTCTTGTAGATTTGGCCAGAGGCAAAAATGTAAGTTATGCAGACGCAACTCCGGAGGCGATTTCTGCTGCCAAAGATGTGTTGGCTGGCTTTAAAAAAGAAGTAAAGGGCATGCCGACAGAGTATTTTGAGGCCAAGCCGCGGTCAGTTGCTCAATTGCGTGATTTTGATGCGGCCTTGGTTCCTCAAGGTAATACAGCTGCCATTGAAAAGTTAAAGCGGCAAGGCGTGCCGGAAATTATTGAATACAATGACGAAATTCCCGGAATGACCCGCGCTGAAAAAATTAGACAAATGCAAAAATTGCTCTTTAGCGGCGCTATGGCCCCCGGCGGCTTACTAGCCTTACAAGAAATGCAAAAACGTGCTAATGAAGAGCAACAACGGCAAGGACTGTTACAGTAATGGCAATCACAACTTACGCAGAGCTGCAATCTAACGTCACGGACTTTCTCAACCGTGATGACTTGGACGCAAAAGCTCCCGAATTTATTTCGCTGGCTGAATCAAACTTGTCCCGCGACGTTCGTCATTGGCGGCAAGAGAAGCGCAGCACCGCGGAACTTGACACGCAATACAGCGCAATACCTGCTGACTTCCTTGAGGCTATTCGGTTTTACATTACGTCAGGCGAGTCACGCCCGCTTGAATTAATCAGCCAGTTTCAGTTACTTGACCGAAAGTACCAGAGAGCTAATACCAGCGGCGAGCCAGCCTACTATGCGATTACTGCGGGTGAGATTGAAATCTTCCCTGCGCCTGCTGGAACTTACACTGCCGAGCTGTATTACATATCTGAATTGCCTGCGTTGAGTGACAGCAACACAAGCAACTGGCTGCTTGAGCATTATCCTGACGCATACTTGTATGGCTCGCTCATACATTCCGCGCCTTACTTGAAGGATGATGCGCGCCTGCAAATTTGGGCAGCTTTGTATCAAAGCGCGATTGATGCTATAAATGCAGAGAGCGAAAGAGCTAAATTTGGCGGATCAGGCCGTCGCATGAAAATAAGGGCTTACTAAAATGAGTTTTTCAGACACATTCGAGACCACAGTTTTAACTTGGGTCTTCACGACGAGCAGCGCAACCCGTCCAACTGAGTGGCATATTGCACTTTACACTGCATCGCCATCTGATCCCGGCGGCGGAACTGAAGTCACTGGCGGCGGTTATGCGCGTCAGGCTGTTACGTTTACTGTTTCCGGCAACACTGCCTCAAACACTGCTGCAATTGAGTGGCCAGTTGCCACGGCTGGTTATGGCACGGTGACTGACGTTGGCGTGTTCGACGCGGCGTCTGGCGGCAACTTAATTGCTTACGCGGCTTTGACCACAAGCAAGGCGATTGACACGGGCGACGTATTTAGGCTCCCGGCGGGTGATCTCGACGTTACGCTTGACTAATGGCTGAGTATCGTTCTGGCTACGGCAGGGCTACATACGGCTCGTATAACTACGGGCTTGATGGCTTTGTCACTGACGGCGCTGGCACGATTATTGTCACGACAACGACGGCTGCGGCTTCGGTTCGTGTTAGACTAGACGCATCTATCGTTGTGAGCGTGTCTACGACCTCATCAGAGGCCGTTAGAGTGCGTGAAGCGTCTGCGTCCAGCACGACATCCACCACGGCCACTTCCGCCGCCCAGCGCGTGCGTGAGAGCGATGCAGCGTCAACCTGCGCCTCAACTACGTCAGCTGACTGCAACCGTGTTCGCACGGCAGATGGCTCAGTTGTAGCTGCGTCAACCACCAGCGCCGACATGGTTCGCGTGAGGCCCACTGCGTCGGCAATATCTGCTGCGTGCAGCACGTCGGCCAGCGCTGAGGCGATTTACATTAGCAGCGCTGACATTGCCTGTGTTCTAACATCTGTAGCAACGTGCAACCGCGTTCAGTCTAGTGGTGCTTTGATTAGCACTCTTTTGAGTACGACGTGCAATGCTGTTAAAAAGTGGGAGCCAATCCCTGACACGCCAGAAGTCTGGACTGGTGTTGATCCGTCAAGCAAAGTGTGGCAAGATGCAGGCAGCACGCCAGAAAGCTGGTCGGCTGTTCCCCCCACATCAACGGACTGGACACCCGCCTCGGCTTCAAGCGAAACTTGGGCTGACGCCGCATAAGGCTAACGCCAAACAGGCTGACGCCGCATAGGAGAATATCATGGCTGATACAACGACCACAGCATATGGCTTAACGAAGCCAGAAATCGGTGCATCTGAGGATACTTGGGGCGAAAAGATCAACACTGATCTTGATACGCTTGACACGGTTGTAAATGCAATTGGCGGTAAGACCGCTGCTGGTACGTTGTCTTATGCAGATAGCGCGAAGCTGGCGACGACTGCCACGGGTGTAGATGTAACAGGGACAGTCACGATGGACGGCGGTTCTACATCTGCCGACTTTACCTTCGGCGACAACAACAAAGCCATATTCGGCGCTGGGTCTGACCTACAGATTTACCATGATGGGTCTTATAGTCGCATACATGACGAAGGCACTGGTTCCTTAATACTTCAAACAAACGGCACCAATGTTTCCATTAACAGCACTGGTAAAAACATGGGCATTTTTACCAAAGATGGCTCTGTTGATCTTTACTATGACGGTGTTAAAAAACTCGCCACCACCAGCACAGGCGTAGACATCACGGGTACTGTCACTGCTTCTAGTGGTTTTGCGATGGGCAATGATGACCAGATTTCAAGCACTGGTAATATGTATATAGATGTAGACTCTAATAATGACAGCACATCGTCAAGTTTGCAGTTAACTAGAAATGGAAAAACAGCAAAAACTGCAAAGTTTGATGAAACAGGCGACATCAGCTTCTACGAGGACACAGGCACCACTGCAAAGTTCTTCTGGGATGCGAGTGCTGAGAGCTTGGGAATTGGCACTAGTTCGCCTAGTGCTAAATTGGATATTAATCAATTATCTGCCTCTACAGGTTTGGAAGTTTATGTAAATGATATAGGCACTAGCAGAATTGCCGACCTTAAAGGGTACGATAATGTTCTAGGCGCAGTCAGTCGTATGGTTGTCCAAGCAAACGGTAACGTAGGGATTGGCACTAGCTCGCCTGCAAGGCAACTCGATGTGTCTAGGGCAGGTACTGCTTACATTAGGGCATCGGACACGGCAAGCTCTGTAAACGTAGATATGCTTGCCGCATCAAGTGGTGGCTGGATAGGCACTCAGTCAAACCATTCCTTCCAATTCCAAACCAACAACACAGAACGCATGCGCATCGACAGCAGCGGTAATGTTGGGATTGGTACGAGTTCGCCAGCGCAGAAACTGCACGTCAACGGCGGTCAATACACAGGGTTGCGTTTAGAAACCACAAACGCTCTTGGTGCTTCATACATCGACTTTGGTGACAACTCAGATGCAGATGTTGGGGGTATAGTTTATTGGCATACAGATAACTCTATGCGCTTAATGACTAACGCCGCAGAAGCCATGCGCATCGACAGCGGCGGTAACTTGCTGGTGGGGACTTCCAATCAAAACTGGCAGACAGAGGAAGGAATGCGCTACTTTACTGGCGACAGTTTAGTAGTGACACGTTCCTCAGCCACACCTTTTAGCGTAAACCGTTTGACGGATGATGGTGATCTTGCAGTGTTCCGCAAAGACGGCTCCACTGTGGGGAGTATTGGGGCTGCATCCGGAGATATGTTTTTAGGGACAGATAACACAGGATTTCGTTTTGTTAACGCTGGCTCTGATATACGCCCATTCGACCCGTCTTCGGGCAGCACTCGTGATGCAGCCATTGACTTGGGTGACAGCAGCGCCCGCTTCGATGACATCTACGCTACCAACGGTACTATCCAAACATCTGACCGCAACGAGAAGCAGGACATCGAAGTTCTCTCTGATGCTGAAACTCGTGTAGCACAGGCTTGCAAGGGTCTACTCCGCAAGTTCCGCTGGCAGGATGCTGTAGCTGAAAAGGGTGACGATGCCCGTATCCACTTCGGTATCATCGCACAGGACTTGCAGGACGCCTTCACTGCTGAAGGGTTGGACGCTGGCCGCTACGCCATGTTTATCTCTAGCACTTGGACTGACGAAGAAACTGGCGAGGAACGTACTAGGCTTGGTGTTCGTTACCCTGAGCTTCTCGCATTTATTATTGCCGCAATCTAAAAGGATAAAATTATGGCTGTAACTTACACATGGACTATCCCCACATGCGAACACGACATTGCATCTGGCGGTATTAACGTAATTCACTGGCGCTGCACTGGCGTAGACGGTGACAACTCTGCGTCATCTTATGGTACTGTTGGGCTAACCCCTGACGCATCTTCCCCTGACTTTGTAGCTTACGCTGACGTGACTGAAGCACAGGCGCAGGGCTGGGTCTGGGCCAGCGTATCACAGGCTGATACGGAAGCTGCTATCGCTGCACAGATTGATGCGATGGCAAACCCAACCGCTGCCTCGGGAACACCTTGGGCAGCTTAACTTAACTTAAAAGGAGATCACGATGGCCGAAGATAAAAAGGTAATCACGATCAACGATGTTGACTACACTGAAGACCAGCTAACGGATCAGCAAAAGGTGATGATTAATCACATCAACTCTTTGCAGCAGAAAATCAACTCTGCGCAGTTTAATATGGATCAGTTGATGGTCGGCAAGGATGCGTTTGTGAATATGCTGACTGCATCTTTAGAAGCGCCAGCGGAAGGTGAAGATGAAGCTGCCGATTGATAAGCAGGCACACTTTTTAGCGGGGGCGGCAATAGCTGCCTCCGTTACTTTATACTCAGCCCCTCATTGGGGCTTTTTTGCTTGCTGCGTGGCTGCTATCGGCAAAGAAATATATGACGCCACGGGACGCGGCACGCCTGACAAATGGGATGCAGTTGCAACTATAGTTGGCAGCGTTGTTATTTTACCATACTTTGTGTTACATTAGACCAAGCGCATACTGTGAGAGGCGACAATGGCTTTAATTGATCTAAACATTCCCGCTGGCGTTTACCGCAACGGGACTGACTTGCAGAGCATGGGCCGCTGGCGCGATGCCAGCCTTGTCCGTTGGAATGATGGCGTTATGCGTCCAGTTGGCGGATGGCGCACGCGCAACAACAATGCAGCCAACGCAACTCTGCGCGGCATGACCACTTGGATCACAAACAGCAATGACCGATGGATTACGTCTGGGACGTACAACAAGCTGTACGTTTGGGCGTCCACTGGCGCGCGGTACGACATTACTCCCGTTGGTTTGACAGCAGGGCGTGAGGATGCAGTTTCATTCACGGGCTACGGCGGCGCAGAATATGGCGCTTACGCATACGGCATCGCGCGGCCTGACACAGTTCGCATCCAGCCCGCAACAAGCTGGGACTTGCAGTCGTGGGGCGAATACCTTCTTGCTTGCAACGAAGACGACGGCAAGATTTACGAATGGCAGCTTGGCACAGGCACGCCCGCAGCGGCTTTATCCAACGCGCCAGTAGACAATCTTGGCATGGTTGTGACTGAAGAGCGCTTTCTGTTTGCGCTTGGGGCAGGCGGCAACCCGCGTTTGGTGAGCTGGTCGGACCGTGAGGACAACAATTTATGGACGCCAGCCGCAACGAATGAGGCGGGTGATCTTGAGCTAAACACGTCAGGCGCATTGATGAAGGGCATGACTGTTGCAGGTCAGACTTTACTACTAACCACGCGCGATGCTCACGTTGCCAACTACATTGGCCCGCCATACGTTTACGGCATTGAGCGCGTTGGTACGAGCTGTGGCTTGGCGGCAAAGCAAGCTGCGGTTGTGGTTGATCGCGGCGCGTTCTGGATGGGCGTTAATTCGTTTTACGCATACACAGGCGGCGCTGTGCAGGAGTTGCCGTGTGACGTGGCTGACTATGTGTTTAATGACATTAACAAAGGCCAGATCAGTAAAGCGTTTGGCATGTCAAACTCAATGTTTAGCGAGGTAACTTGGTTTTATCCAAGCGCAGCGTCAACAGAAAATGACCGCTACGTTTCATATAACTACGTTGAGAACACATGGACCATTGGCAATTTGGCCCGCACTGCTGGCATTGACCGGGGTGCGTTCCGCCAGCCAATGATGGCTGATCCAGCGGATTACAAAATATACGAGCATGAGATTGGCTTTAACTACGGCACACTAACGCCATTCGCTGAAACTGGCCCGTTCCGCATTGGCGCTGGCGATCAAGTTATGAGCGTCACGCAAATGTTGCCGGATGAAAAGTCGCAAGGTGACGTAAATGCCACCTTTAAGACGCGCTTTTATCCCAACGGCACTGAGAGGTCATACGGCCCTTATTCTATGAGCAACCCAACTTCGGTCAGGTTTACCGGGCGTCAAGTTCGTATGCGCGTTGAGGGTGAGCGCTTGGCCGATTGGCGTGTTGGCATTAACCGTGTTGACGCGGTTGCCGGGGGCCGTCGATGACGCAGCAGAACCGTCCACCAGAGCCAAGGGACAAGGATTGGCAGACTTGGGGCCGACGCCTTATGTCTTACCTATCCCAGACGCGCTCACCGCTGGTCCAGCAAACTGGTGGCGAAAGTGCGGCTGACGATGGCACGCTTATGTGGGATCGAGTTAATCAATATCCAGTTGTGAGCAAAAACGGCGCGTGGCGTCAGATCGTGCTTGAAGATGGCCAGTATTCGGGTGCGATTACAACCACCCAAACCGCTGTGGCTATAAACACAGCTTACGCCTTGACTTACACTCCGGGTGTTGTTGACGGCATTACCAACGGCACTCCAGCTTCTCGCATTGTATTCGAGGAGGCTGGGCAATACATGGTTTCGTTTTCAGCGCAGATTGCGTCGAGCAGCTCAAGCACCGTCAATTTTTGGTTTTGGCCCCGCATCAATGGCGTAGACGTTGCGGGCGCGTCAATGAAAAACGCACTGCACCAAAACAACGCTGTGTTAGTTGTATCGCGCTCTGCAATATTTGATTTGTCTGCTGGCGACTACTTAGAGGTTATGTGGGCTGTTGACACAGTTACAGGTACTCTAAAGCCCACAGCGGCGACTGCGTTTGCGCCTGATGCGCCTGCCTCAACTATAGCTATTACGAGGCTACATGGATAAAGAGCTTGAAAGATGTCGGCCTTGGATCGAAGCGGCGCTGGGGTACTCTGGCGGCACGCACGACTTCATTGACGTGGCTGAAGGTATCTACAAAGGTACGATGCAGTTGTGGCCAACGCCAAAGGGGTGCATAGTAACTGAAATCGTGGTATATCCACGAAAGAAGTTGTTAAACGTGTTCCTTGGCGGCGGTGAATTGGATCAGATTTTGGATATGCACAACGATGTGATAGAGTGGGCCAAAGCGCAAGGATGCACAGCATTGACTATGACGGGACGTTTTGGCTGGAAAAAACCATTGGCGAAGCACGGCTGGAAGCCATTACACACGTCATATGTTAAGGAGTTTGAATAATGTCAAAAGGTGGATCAACAACCTCATCGGTTACAATCCCAGAATACATTGAGGCCGCTGCACAGCGCAACCTAAACAAAGCCGAGCGCATTTCGCAGATCGGCTATACGCCGTACTACGGTCCAGACGTTGCTGCGTTCACGCCAATGCAGCAGGCGGCCTTCCAAGGCACCGCCCAAGCGGCAAGTGCTTTTGGCTTGCCGGGCGGCAGCATGTCTCAGCAAGACATTATGGGCGGTATGCCTGCGCCAACGACATACGCTGGCGGAGTGCAGGGTTATTCTGCTGCGCCAATCTATGAGCAATCACTGCAAACATTAGGCGAGCGTCGTCCCGGCCAAAAGGCTTACATCGACAGCTTCTTTATTGACCCATACGCAGGCGGCGCTGCCGCTGGCAACTTTGCTCCGATTGATTATACCAGTTATGGCACAATGGCAGATCAAGCTGCCGCGCAGCGGGCTAATGACTTGGCTATTGCGCAGGCTGGAGATTACACTTCTACAGACTTTCAAGGAAACGAGGTTCCTTACACCATCGTACCTCCCACAACTCAAACACCACCCGGTTATGTTGACAATACACCATCTACATTCCCAGACATGCGTCAGTATCCCGACTCAAGCCCAATGACAGAGGGCGGCCCGGCTATAATCTATAATAGCGATGGGACAACAACTGACCTTGGCTACGACCTTGGCCCTTCAGTAGCCGGAGGGCGTGGAACCATAGTACCCGGTCAGCCTACTGGCGGTGAGCAAGCGTCATCCTACATAACTAATCCAGCAGCAGGCATAACAGACACATCCACTGCTGGCACTGGCACTCAAGTAATGAATGATTTGACTGAGTTCGGCACTGGACTTGCCAGCAATACGCTTGCTGGTAACATTCTACTCGGCCCATCATACAACGTGGGTGGCGCAAACAACCCGATTGAAACTCCGACTGTTGCGGAGATGCAGGCCAGCGCACCTCCGGGTATGACTTATCAGCCCTCGACAGGTTCTTATGTTGCTGCTCCGGCTCCTGCTCCCGCTCCAGCTCCGGTTCAAAATAACGATAATGACAGCGGCAATACTGCGCATGAGGATATGATGAAGGCCGCAGCATTGAAAGCTGCCACCGCATCTGCCACCGCATCTGCTCCTGTAAGTTCACCTCGCCCAATATCAAGGGGTGACGCGGCTGGCGGTGCAGACACAGGCGACAGTGGCGGCACAGTCCTCTGCACAGCATACGCAAGCATGGGCTATCTCCCCGCTGACATTTGGTCGCTTGACACACGCTACGGCATTAAGCGCTTCCGCCAAGACCCAGTTATGGTCAGCGGGTATCGCTTGTGGGCAGCACCGATTGCTCGGTTTATCAAAACTGACACTTTGGCCGCAAGGGCAGCTCGCGCAGTATTGTGGCCAGTGGTTCGGGCTTGGGCTGAAGAGATGGCTCACACAATGAAGCCAAAGAAATACAGCGGCAATAAGTTTGGCAAGCTCATCATGGCAATGGGCGAACCTTTCTCGTATGCAGTCGGCGCTACTTTCCTAAAGCGCAACGCACAGAAGGAATTATAAGATGGCAGGCGCAGCACCACAAACACCACAAACATCAATAGCTCGCCCCGGCGATGTGGCTTACGACCCGCAGGCACAAAAAACGGGAGTATTGCCCGGTATGCAGCCAACAATGGGCAACTTTCCTATAAACCTTCCGCCCAACATGCAGGGCCAAAGTTTTTCATATGGACCGGACGCGCAAGGCGGTAACTCGCAGTTAATGCAGGCTCCGATGCAGCCGGGTCAACCTGACCCTGTTAACGGTGTAATGCCAATGGCGCCGATGTCCGAGCCGGGTGCTGTTAGCGGTGCAATGCCAATGGCACCGGGTGTCATGACCCCTTCTGTATCGGCTGTGTCGCCCAACCCCGATTCCGTGCAGGCTGTCCCGCTGCCCGGACCGGGCGTTAAGGCAGGCAAGGGCGGTGGCGCAAGTGCTGCTATGCCAACGCCGCCAGTTGCAGGCACGCCCCAACCACGGCAAGCTCCGCAGTACACTCCAATGGCTCCGCAGCAGCAAGGCGGCTTCAACGTAAACCAAGCATCCGCAGGAGCATTGCAAGGCGCAATCGGCGCAACTCAGCAAGCTATGCAGGGGCCAATCAATATCGGCGCATATGCCAACCCGTTTACCAGCGCAGTAATCGAGCGCACCCAGCAGGACATTGCGCGTCAACAGCAGATGGCGCAAAACCAGCTTGGCGCGCAGGCCACTGCTGCCAGAGCATTTGGCGGATCACGTCAGGGTGTCGCTGAAGGCGTTATGGCTGGCGAGTATGGCCGTATGGCTGGCGACATTGCAGCGCAGCAGCGTCAAGCAAACTACAGCCAAGCCTTGCAGGCCGCAATGACCGACCGTCAGGCTCGCCTCGGTGCCGCGTCCCAGCTCGGTGGACTTGGCCAGCAAGCGTTTAAGACAGGCCAAACAATCCAGCAGCAGCAAGCGCAGCAAGGTCTCTTGCAGCAAGGTATTCAGCAGGCGCTCATTGATGCGGCACGTCAGCAATACGCTGGTTACACTGGCGCACCATCGCAGGCTTTGAAGGCACCTCTGGCCGCGCTTGGCGTTACGCCGAATCAAAGTACAACTACTAATTCCATGCAGCCCGGCCTGTTTCAATACTTACAGCTCGGCGCAAGCATGGTTCCGGGTTAAGAAATGCCACAAGGTTTTATCCCCCTCTCAACGCAAATGGATTTTCTCTGGAATGAAGTGCAGGGAAAGGAAAAGTCTGGCTTTGAAAAGTTCCGTGCGGCCAACGCCTCAACGCCGGAAGACTATGCAACGCTGTGGGATAAATACTATGAGCGCTCAGGTGGCGCAGGGGACGAGAAGGCTCGCAACTATGCCAACAGCGTTTACGCAGCAATGGCCGATGGCACATCAAACCCCGGCGTCATTTCTCCAAACGCAAAGTTTGCTTACGGGTATTTGACGCAGAAGGGTCTCACACCGCAGCAGGCCGCTGGCATCACTGGCCGCCTGATGGCTGAGAGCTATGAGGATATGAACCCAGATGCTCGCAACACACTTGCTGGCGGTCAAGGAGCATATGGCATTGCGCAGTGGCGTGGCAGCCGGATGAATGATTTGGCAAATTTCGCAGGCGTTGACGTGGCCGACATTACATCACTGCCAGCAACCACTGCCAAGGGCGGTTTACTTACAAGCAATCAAGGGGGTCAAGACATGGCCATTTCCAACAAAGCTCCATACATGATGGGCGGCGAGCAGACTTACAACGCACCCAACATGGGTCAGCCAGCGCCGCAGCGGCCGCAGCAGGGCGGGATGCGTGGGCTTCTGTCAACGCTGAAAGATGCGGCAACGGCTGTTGACCCTAATACTGGGCTGACAGGGTTCCAGACCTTTGCGGCTGCGCTTGATCCCTTGATCATGCCAGAACTGCGCGGCGGTGGTGAGGCCATTCGTAAGTCTGGTGCGCAGCGTGTCGCGGCGGGCAACAAGAATAAAACCATTGAAATGTTGCGAGCCAGAGGTCGAGATGATCTGGCTGATATGCTTGCGCGCGGCATGATTTCTGGCACTGATGCGGCTAGTCAGTTGTTGGCTACGCCGAAGGATGACAGAACTGCTGGCATCAAGGAGTACCAGCAAGCCGTCAAGGATGGATTTAAGGGGACATTCCTTGAATATAAGACTGCACTTCAGAAGGCCGGGGCTACTAGCGTGACTGTTGGCGGCGAAGGTGCAGAGGCATTTGACAAGGAATTTGGGAAACTTGACGCACAATCCTTGGCTGATGTCGCAAAGGTCGGCGCAACGGCCTCCAGAAGCCTTGCGCAAATTGGTCGCCTTGAGGCATTGCTAAGCAACATTGACAGCGGCATGGGCGCGAGTATTCAGCAATACGCAGGTAATTTCGGCATCCAGACTGATGGTCTTGATGACATCCAAGCGGCGGCAGCACTTATAAATGCCCTTGTCCCAGCGCAGCGCCCTCCGGGGTCTGGCCCAATGTCCGACGCAGACCTAGAGTTGTTCAAACAATCTTTGCCTCGCATAATAAACTCCCCCGGCGGCAACCAAATTATCATCAGCACTATGCGTGGGCTTGCCGAGTATGATGCTGAGGGTGCTAGAATTGTGCAGAGGTTGCGTAAAAAAGAAATAACGCAAGCGGAAGCATTTGAGCTGCTGAATAGCCGCCCAGACCCGTTTGCAGCTTTCAAAGCCCCAACTGGCGAGGGCGCAGCGGCTCCAAGCGGCGCGCGCGAGAGGAGATGGAACCCGTCGCTAAACAACGGCGCTGGAGGCTTTGATAATGGTTGATGTAACGCTTCCCGACGGGACAATACTGCGGGACATCCCCGACACCATGAGCGCGGCTGAGCAAGAGGCAGTGGTCCGTCAATACCTGATGGACAACCCCATTGAACCCGAAAAAGGCGCAATGCAGAGCGCGATTGATTGGGCTAAAGGTGGCCAGCGTGAGGAAAACATCCCGCTGGCTTTTCAAGCGAACTTAGGTTTGCCGGAAGATAAAGCCGCAAAGATGACTGCGCTACTTGCCACAACGGCCACTGATGAGCGGCTACAGTCCGGCATTTCAGAAATCTTGCCGGGTTCAACCTTTGACAAAGATCAATATGGAAACTTGGTTGTCACGACGCCAATTTACAGAAATGGCGAAAGGACGGAGCAGGTAAATCGCTTTTATCCCAATCCATATGGGTTGGATATGACGGACTTGATGCAGGGCGCTGGCGTTGTAGCGTCTGCCACTGGCTTTGGTAAGGTTATGAAGATGGCTGGTCTGCCTATGTCTGGCTATCTTGGGGCAACAACACTTGGCGCGACTGAAGCTGGCTTAATTGAGGCTGCAAGCTCAAAGCTATCTGGCGCTGATTTTAAGTTTAGCGACGTTCCTTTGGGCGCACTTGGCGGCGCTGCTGGCTTAAAAGCTGGTCAAATTTTATCGCGGGTTGCGGATTTATTTAAGCGAACTCCTGAGTCGGTCATGCTGCCCAATGGCCAGCTGAGGCCAGAAATAAGGCAGCAAATGGAAGCCGCTGGGATTAATGCCGATCAAGCCACAGCTGAGATGGCCGCCGCAATGCAGCAGCAAGTTGCGCGCGGGGTTGATCCGACTGAAGCGGCCCGCTTGTCGGCGGCTGAGACGTTGCCTGTGCCTGTGCCTTTAACTAGGGGCGCAACCACTGGTTCGACTGGTCAGCAATTATTTGAAGATATGGCTCGCAAAGGCGCATATGGTCAAGTTGCAGAAGCAATGATGACTTCAGCTGAAAAAAGAACCCTTGAGGCACTTCAGCAAAACTTGCCAGAAATACAGCAAAAGATAGCAGGCCAAGGGCCGCTCATCCAGCGTGGCACAGGCGGTGCCGCGGCGCAGGAGGCTCTGTCAGCGCAAAGACAGGCCGCGCTGGATGAGGCTAATCGGCTGTATGACGTTGCTCGGGCTACAGGGCCAGCGTCAATGGCTCCAGATACAGCAGGCACACTTGCAGACACAATGAGAGCCTCTATTCGGGACTTCACCCCATCGGCTCGGCCAGTCACGACAGGTATTATGGACGAGATTGATGACATTCTGGCTCAAGGCGGCGACATCAAGATGCTGTTTCAGAAGCGCCAGCAACTAGCCAATGCAGGTGCGCAAGGTACACCCGAGCAGGCTGCGGCAACAGCGGCTAAGAGGGCTTTGGATAATTCTTTGGCTGATTTGGTTCAAAGGTCACTTATCGAAGGCGATGACACAGCCATTGCCGCGTGGTCCAACGCAATTAAAAACTACGCTGATTTTAAGGCCACTTGGTCCAGCCGAGGCGGAATACTTAACTCTCTGACAGAAACCGTCACACGCGATGGCGATTTAGTTCTGAAGCAACCTCCAGAAGCGGTGGCCAACTATATACTTGGCGCGTCAAACGCGAAGTTGCTCAAGCCGGGAAACGTATCAAGAGACCTTTTGAAGTTGAAAAAGTTTTTACCTCAAGACGAGTGGAACCAAATTCGGCAAGAGGCTTTTATCAACTTAACGGATAAATCTGTGGCCTCCCGCGCTGGCCAAGATATGTTTTCTGGCGTAAACTTTTTGAAATCATGGAAAGACATGACGGCAAAAAACCCAGAGGCAATCAAAGCATTGTTTACAAAAGAAGAGCGTGACCTTATCGGGCAGTTTGCAAGTGTAGCGGCGCGAGCCACTGGCGGCGCTGTGAACGCATCAAATTCCGCCGCTGCCGCGTCCGGCTTGATACAAAGACTTGGCGCAGCATTAGGGTCAACAAATCTTGCTCAATTTGCATCAAGAGTTGTCGGCGGGAAAATGGTTCGTGAGGCTTATGGCGGTGCAAGGGCAGTTAGCGCTATGCGCGGTGGAGCGACACCGCAACCAAGCATAACAGCCCCCGGAGTTGGGGGCGCTGCCGCGACCAACGAGCAAGTACGCAACCCGGTGCAGGAGCAAATTGAGCGTACAACTGGCTTTCGGCTTGGCGCATTCTAATTAAGGACAACGGCACATGGAACTTAAACCAAAATCACGCAGCGAAATCGAAAGCATTGTCCAAGACGCAATATCGGACGCGGTGGACTTTGTTGAGGGCGAGATCAGCGATGATCGGATCAAGGCTCAACGCTACTACGACGGCGAGGTTGACCTTGGTTACGAGGAAGGCCGCAGCAAGGTTGTAGCCACAAAGGTACGGGATACCGTACGCTCTGTGAAGCCAAGCCTGATGCGCATATTCCTCAGCACAGCCAAGCCAGTTGAGTTTGTGCCAAACGGCCCAGAAGACGTTGCAATGGCCGAGCAGGCCACTGAGTTTATGCACCATGAGTTTACCCGGCTAAACGGCTACCGCGTGATGAATGACGCTTTCCAAGATGCGCTGGTTAAAAAGCAAGGCATCGTGAAGGCATACTGGATGACATATCCAGAGGCCGAGATTTTCACGTTCACCGACTTGTCTGACGACGAATATACATATCTGCTGGATGACGACAGCGTGACTGTGATTGAGCATACAGTTGAAATGACCATTGAGATTGATCCAATGGGCATGGAGATTGAGCTGCCGATCCACAGCGTAAAACTCAGCCGCCAGAAAGAACGTGGCGAGCTGTGCATTGAGAGCGTACCGCCGGAAGAGTTCTTCATCAACCGTGACGCCCGCAGCCTTGCCGATGCCTACGTTGTGGCTCACCGCACAGACATGCGCGCTGGCGATCTAATCGCAATGGGCTACGACCCAGACGTGGTGCTTAATCTGGACAGCTTTGAAAGCGGCTCAGACATGACTGAAGCCGAGATATATGAGCGGCGCGGTTACGACATGGATACGTCAGATGAGGACGTGCAAGACCCATCCATGCGCAATGTTGCCGTAACTGAAGCCTATATGCGCATTGACGTTGATGGCACTGGCGTACCTGTCCTGCACAAAATCACATGCGGTGGCACTGCATACGAAATGCTTGACTTCGAGCCATGCGATGAGCTGCCGTTTGCCAAATTTGAAATAGACCCAGAGCCACACACGTTTTATGGCCGCTCACTGGCCGAGATTGTTATGGACGACCAAGACGCAGCCACATCGGTCCTGCGCTCTATCCTTGACAACGTGGCGATGACAAACAACCCACGCCTCGGCATTGTTGAAGGCGCAGTCAACATTGATGACGTGCTGAATAACGAGATTGGCGCAATCGTGCGTATGCGCGCTCCGGGTTCTGTGCAGGAATTATCTGTCCCATTCACCGCAGGCCAGACACTTGGCGCGCTGACATACCTAGATGGCCTCGTAGAGAGCAAGACAGGCGTTTCCAGAGCCTCAATGGGCCTAGACCCTGATGCAATGCAGTCAACCACAAAGGCTGCTGTGCAGGCCACTGTGCAGGCCGCAGCGGGTCAGGTTGAAGTTATGGTTCGCAATCTTGCCGACGGTATGCGCGACTTGTTCGGCATTATGCTGCGCTTGATGCACAAGAATGTTGACGAAGAGCAAATGATGCGGATGAATGGTGCTTTTGTGCCAGTTGACCCACGGGTCTGGGATTCCAGCTTTGACGTGAGCATCAACGTGGGCCTCGGCACTGGCCGTGAGGAAGAAAAGCTAATCGCACTCAACCAAGCGCTGCAAATGCAAACGATGGTTTACCAGAACTACGGCCCGATGAATGGCTTGGTCAGCCTGACCAACATTCGCAACACGCTGGCGGACCAGTTGGCTGTTTCAGGCATACGCAATGCTGACCGTTACTTTGCGCCAATCACGCCAGAGATTGAGATGCAAATGCTGCAAATGCAACAGCAAGCTCAGGCGCAGCAAGGTCAAGCGGCTGATCCAAACGCTGCGTTCTTGCAGGCAGAGCAAATGAAAGCGCAAACGAAGGCTCAAACTGACATGGCCAAGTTGCAGCTTGAAATGCAGAAGGCAGCAGCCAATGACGATCTCAAGCGAGATCAGATGGCGCAGGACTTGCTGGTCGATGCGGCAAAGATTTACGGCGAATACGGCACAGCCGTTGATGTGGCCCGCGTGAAAGCCGAGCAAGATAAAATGCGCATGATCGGCGGCATGGCCCAAGGGGTGCAGCAATGACAACAGAAATACGCATAGAGGCTGAAGAGGCCCGTCGTTTGAAAAACGATACTGCATTTAAGCAGTTTATGCAGAGTGTGCGCGATAACCAAATGCAGGTTTTCGCAAACAGTGGGGTGGCTGACGTGGCTGCCCGTGAAGAGGCGCATGCGATAATCCGTGCGCTTAACCAGATCGAAGTGACCCTCGACGCTGCGCTTGCAGCAGAGACGCTTTTGGATCGCAAACAAAGGACGTAGCACCGATGGAATCGACTACCCTAGACGACGCAGTAGAAAGCCTACTCGCGCCCTCAGAGGAGACTTCTGAGGATAATAATTTTGACGCGGCTGTGGACGCAATGATTGAGCCTGATGACGATCAGACTGATGAGGTTGAGGTTGCAGACGAAGAGCAAGATGACGTTGAGGCATCCAGCGAAGATCAAGATGATCTTGATGGTGTCGAAATTGACGACGAAGACCAAGTAGAAGCTACTGAAGACACCGCGCTCTACACCGTCAAGGTTGACGGCA